CCAATTCTCAGCTTGTTTCTGAGAAAAGAACCATCTGAAATAGAAAGAATTATCTTCAATCCATGTCAACTTCACTGTGCGTTTATCCATGTTGCACTCCATTGTTGCGAGTGGAGCCGAAGCTCCACTCTGGGTTGATGTTAAGCAAGTTTTCTAGTCTTGCTTTTAGAAGCTGGCTTGCTTGCCATTGGCGGAAGCATAGTCAACTTTGGCTTGCCGAACTTGTCAGCCAATAAGACTGGCTCAGCATTCTTCGACTTCACAGGGAAGTAGAAGCTCCAAGTGTTAAGCGGAAGCTTGTGCTTCTTGCTCAACTCGTTGGCTTTAGCCAACAACTCAGAAGCATTCTCTGAGTTGAAAGCGCCCTCGATATCCTTTTTGAGGCGGATATCTTCTGTGCCGTCCTTGGCGAAGCCAGTGACTATTGACACATTACCTTTGAACAGTTTAGACATATGTCTATCCTTTCCGGTATTACGCATTGACTAGATGCGTGGTTAGGTCAATCGGTCTGTGTTGCCGATGATTTAAAGCTATCAAAACTATACATGTTTGTCAAGTATGAGGCTATACAAGGGTTTTAGAGCCTATATTTTTATAACCTAAGTATTGTTTATAAAATGTGTTTTAGGGGGGCACATGGATTGCGCGCGAGAGCCACCCCCCCATATAAGTAAACCTCTCATAACAAGACCCAAAAAAAGGACGTGTAAAGTTTACTGCTTGACATAGTTTCGGTTTACGGTATGCTCTACTTATGGATACGCTACCATTGAAACATACTAAGTGGTCTGACCGTTTAGCTTTTGATGTTGCTCTTATGTTAGAGGGCAGCGGTGAGTCTTTGGATGAAGTAATCGAAAGACACGCAATCAAAGCGGAAGACATAATCAAGTTCAACAAAGATCAGGTCTTTCTGAAGAAGGTCGAGTCTTATCGGAATGATATCCGTGATAAGGGTATGACATTCAAAGTTAAGGCCCGTGCTCAGGCAGAAGAACTCCTGACAACTTCTTGGACTTTGATACACAGTCCCGATGTGTCAGCTGCAGTAAAAGCAGACCTTATCAAGTCTACTGTTAAATGGGGCGGGCTAGAACCAAAAAATGATGTTCTGGCAGAAGGAGGATCAGGTGGAGTTAAAATTACAATTAATCTCGGAGACCAAGAACACCGAGCAACTATCATTGACGCAGAGCCAGATGACGAACCAGTTGCCCTCGGAACTTCTTGAGAAGTTTAATACAGTCTACGAAGGTACAAAAGCTTGTAAGCTAACTAGTATGTTAGACCATGATACGTTGACAGCACATCTAAATAATTTAGGTGTACCTTATAAAACAAAAATTTTACGAAAACCTTCCACAGTATACTATGTATTACTTGTGGATAACTTGGGGATAGATCACGGAAACTGTGACAGATGCGGGGACAAACTTGTGGACATCTCGTGGTGCAAACATTGTGGAGATATGGGTTGGTTTGAAGAGTGGACTACAATGCAAGGGTACTGGGGTTAGATGGAAATAGATTATACACCATCCAAAGTATGCAAAGAATTTATGCAGTCTGATGCAAAGATGCGTGTGCTTATGGGGCCTGTTGGTTCTGGTAAGTCAGTAGCAAGTTGTTTTGAAGTTATCAGACGAGCTACGATGCAGAAGCCTAACAAACAAGGAATCCGTAAATCACGAGTAGCGATTGTTCGTGAAACTGCCAGACAGTTACAAGATACAACCATTAAAACTTTTCACGATTGGTTTCCGCCCGGAATATGCGGAGACTATATGCGTACTACCAAAACATATTTCTTCAAGGTTGGAGATATAGAGTGTGAGATTATGTTTCGTGCTCTCGATGACTCTGACGATGTTGCAAACTTGAACTCATTGGAATTAACGTTTGCATGGTTCAACGAGTGCAGGGATATCAACCCTGACATTGTTGATGCTATGTCTAAACGTATTGGCCGTTTCCCGTCATCTAAAGACGGTGGGCCTTCTTGGTTTGGGATGTGGGGGGATACTAACCCTCCAACAATGGATACATGGTGGTATTATCAGATGGAGGGTTTAGACCCTTCAGATGGTGTAAGTCTTAATGATAATGGGTGGGATGTATTCAAACAACCTTCGGGCAGAAGCTCCTTGGCAGAAAATGTAAATAACCTGCCCGAAGGCTACTACGACACCCAAGGTAGATCAGATGAATATATTCGTGTGTATATAGATGGCGAGTATGGTTTAAGTTCTGCAGGTCAGCCTGTGTATAAATACTTCAAACCGGACTATCATATGGGACATGCAAAACTTAAACCTATAATTAACGGTGTGCGTCCAGTTGTGGTCGGAATAGATTTAGGCTTGACACCAGCGGCAGTTATAGGGCAACAAGACCCTCGCGGGCGAGTCTTGATTCTCGATGAGGCTGTGAGTTTCGATATGGGAATACAAAGATTTGTCCGCACCATTCTGCGCCCGTTGTTGACCGAGAGGTTCTCGGGCGCACCAATCTTAATCATTACAGACCCTGCAGGAGTGCAACGTGCACAAACTGACGAGAGGTCTGCCGTGGACATCATAAAGGCCGAAGGTTTTAGAGTTCTCCCTGCTAAAACCAATAATGTGTCTGCAAGATTGTCTGCGGTAGACGACTTCCTTATGAGGCAAGTCGATGGGGACTCAGCGTTTTTAGTTGATCCCAGATGTACGCAGCTCAAGGCTGCAATGATGGGAGGATACAGATTCCATTACAAGAATGGCAATATTGATAAAAACAAACATTCACATGTGGCAGAAGCGTTACAGTATCTTATGCTGCACGTTGGCACTGCAGGTGAAGGCGGGTTTGTTGTACAGAGACGAGAAATAAAAAGGGTTGCGGCAGGAGGCTGGACTTGATACAATTCGCATATAGTTACCTTCCGACTATGTTACCTTCAAACCCACTTGCTCCGGCAGGTGGGTTTTTCTTGTATTTTAAAAACTTGCATATATACTTGTTCCTATGTATATTTAATTGTAAACTTATTGGAGGTTATTGATGAAAGGACATTGTGGCAGTAAAAAATCCATCATCTATTCGGATAACCCGAAAATGGACACTAGTGGAATGTCTAGTGTAATGACTATAGAAATGATGGAAGCAGGTGGGCCTGTAGAAGTAAAAGATATGGGCGCAGTTGTAAAGTATGGATCAGGTGGTAAAGTTTATACAAACAAAAACGATAAAGACACCGAAGAAGACATGAAGGACATGGTATAACATGGTACTGCAAGTCGTAGGAAATGAAGAACTAGTAAAGCAAGAAGAAGCTCTTACTAAACAACAGCTAGCTGAAAGGCAGAACCAACCTCTTATTTTAGGATTGGCAGACCACCTACGAACTTGTTGGGACGCAGCAAGGCAGGCGAAGAAACCTATTGAGCACATCATGCTACGAGCACTCCGTCAAAGAAACGGAGAGTATGAGGCAGATAAACTAGCACAGATTAACCAGCAAGGTGGGTCTGATGTTTACATGATGGTTACAGAAGTTAAATGTCGTGCGGCAGAAAGTTGGCTGCGTGATATTCTTCTTGATCAGGGTTCACCCCCGTGGGGTCTTGAGCCTACACCTATCCCTGACTTGTCACCACAACAGACATCAGAGATAGAGAACTCGTTTGCTGAGCAAGTTGTAAAACTTGTTGAGATGAACGGGCAAGCGCCAACACAAGAAGAAATGATAGAATTAAAAGAAATGGTAACACAAGATTACCGTTTCAAACTATTGCAGGGTGCAGATAACCGTGCAAAGAAAATGGATGTTAAGATTCGTGACCAGTTTACACAAGGTGGTTGGGGCGAATCATTTAATGAATTTATCACCGATTTGGTTACTTACCCATGTGGTTTTGTAAAAGGCCCTGTGGTTCGTAGGCAAAGAAAACTTGGCTGGAAATATGAAAATGGTAGAACTACTGTAGAAGCAGACGAGATTATTGCTCCAGAGTTTGAACGTGTTGATCCATTTAGAATATATCCTGAGCCGGGTGTAACTAATCTTAATGATGGTTATTTGTTTCAGCATCATCCGCTAAGTCGTTCAGAGCTTGCAGACCTTATAGGTGTGCCGGGTTACGATGAGGATGCCATCAGGGACGTTCTTGATATTGGTAATGGTACATCTTGGTTTAGTGAAGATGTAGAACTTACTAAAGAGAACGAAGAAAGAAAGTTTCATACATTCAACAAACCAACTACAACTTATGATGCTCTAGAGTTTTGGGGTAAAGTAAGTGGTAAGATGTTGAAGGAGTGGGGTCTTTCTGAAGAAGAAATACCTGATGAAGCAAAAGAGTATGATGCTAACGTTTGGGCCGTAGGTAACTATATCATTAAAGCAGTATTAAACTACGACCCGTTAGGAGAAAAACCATATGCTAAGACATCGTTTATTAAATGCCCCGGTGCGTTTTGGGGTAAAGGTATACCAGAAATTATTGAAGATTTGCAGAACATTTGTAACGCTGCTGCAAGGGCTTTGGTCAACAATATGGGGATATCTTCCGGCCCGCAAGTCGAAGTTAACCTCGAAAGAATCCCGCCCAACGAAGACATTACGCAGCTCCACCCGTGGAAAATCTGGCAAGTCACGAACGACCCGTTAGGTTCTAGTGCACCTGCTGTTAGATTTACACAACCGGATGACAACGCAAATACGTTGTTAGGTGTTTATGATAAATTTTCTAAACTAGCTGATGACCAATCAGGCATACCATCTTATGTTTACGGCGACTTAAATGTACAAGGCGCTGGTAGAACATCTTCTGGTTTGTCTATGTTGATGGGTGCAGCTGGTAAAGGTATTCGTCAAGTTGTTATGCACATAGATAACGAAATCATCAAACCTATTGTTCACAGACAGTTTGTGTACAACATGCGTTATGATGAAGATGAATCAATTAAAGGCGATGTTAACATTGTACCAAAAGGTGCAGTTAACCTTGCAGTCAAAGAGACTGTAAATGTTCGCCGTATCGAGTTTCTTAATGCAACCGCCAACGAGGTTGATATGCAAATTGTTGGTAAGGAAGGCCGTGCAGCGATTCTTCGTGAAGTGGCTAAAGGGTTGCAAATGCCTGTGGATGATATTGTTCCATCTAGGGAAAAAGAACGATTCCAAGATAAGGTTAAGGCGCAGATGCAAGCTCAACAGCAAGCTCAGCAGCCTACACCGACTCAGCCGGATGGTTCTCCCAAAGGAGGAATGGATGGCAACACAGTGAGTAACCGTGACACTGGAGGTGCTGGATGATAAATCCAAAACCAGAGGTTATTCAGTCTTTAGCAACCGTGTGTCGTCAATATCCTGAAGTGCTTAATTGGCTGAAGGAATGGCGTGATCACGAGCTACAGAAGCTACCGAGTGTCTTGCAAAACACGGCGCTTGCACAGGGGCGGTGTCAAGTTTTGTCAGAAGTTACTAAAACAATAGAACAGTCCCCTGAAACGTTTTCAGCAAAGTCAAAATGACAGCTGTTAATTACGCACACCGATAGGAGCGATTATGTCAATACCAAAGCAAGTTCAGAAACAATCAGAGGAAGTACAAGAGTTGTACAAGCAGATTAACGGAGAAACAGAAGAAGCACAGGCAAATGCCGAGGCTACTCCTGCAGAGGCTGTTAATGATGTGGCAGAACCTACAACTTCCGACAGTGTAGAAGGACAAGCACCTCAGTCTGAGCCGCAAGAGCAAGCGGAGTCAGGCGACCAAGAACCGAAACAAGATGACTGGCAACAGAAATACAGATCGTTGCAAGGGATGTATAATGCCGATGTTCCTAGGCTTAATGCCGAGAACAGAGACCTTTCTTCCCGTGTGTCTCAACTAGAAGGACTGCTAAGCTCAATGCAAGAGCCTACTCAACAAACACCAGTTCAGTCTGAGAAATTAATTACAGATGACGATGTTAAAGAGTACGGCGAATCCATTGCTGTTATGCGGAAAGCAGCTCGTGAGGAAGTTTCTCAAGAGATTGCACAGTTGAAACAACAACTAGGACAACTTCAAGGTGTTTTACCTCAAGTACAGCAGGTACAAGCACAACAGAAGAAGTCTGGCGAACAAACGTTCTGGAACACTATTGCTAGCGAAGTACCAAACTGGAGTGATATTAACAACGATCCTGACTTTCAGTCATGGTTGTTAGCGATTGATCCACTAACTGGTATTAGCCGACAGACTTATCTGGAAGATGCACAAAAGAATCTGGATTCAGGTCGAGTGGTTAACTTTTTTAGAACTTGGGAAGGGGCAAATGGTACGACTAATACTGCTCAAGTTGACCGTAGTTCTGAACAATCTCAGTTACAGAAACAAGTTGCTCCGGGGCGAAGCCGGAACAATGGTGTAAAAGCTTCTGGACAGAACCGAACATATACCCCGAATGATATTCAAGAGTTTTATGCTGATGTCAGGAAAGGTAAATATAAGGGGCGAGATGATGAACGAGGTCGAATCGAACGTGACATTTTTGCTGCACAGCAAGAAGGTCGCATTAACGTTGCTTAATTAACAAAGAGGAGGTCATTATGGCTTTTGCAACATCATCCGGGCATCCGCAGTATACCGGGAATTTTATTCCTGAGATATGGTCGGGCAAGCTCATTGAGAATTTCTACGATGCTACGGTATTGTCAGCAATCTCAAACACTGATTACGAGGGTGAAATTAGAAATATGGGCGATACCGTCAATATTCGAACCACTCCCGAAATCACAATCCAAACCTATGTTAAGGGTCAAACTCTATCCGTAGAGAATCCTGACAAGGCTAAACTACAACTCGTAATTGATAAAGGTGAATACTTTGCCTGCGTTGAAGACGATGTTGACCAAGTACAGACAGACATGAATCTAATGGACATGTGGTCGAAAGACGCTTCTGAGCGTATGAAGATCAAAATTGACCAAAGGGTTCTTGCTGATGTTCTAACTGGTGTATCCGCAAACAACAAAGGTCAAACAGCTGGAGCAATCTCTGGTAATATTGATCTTGGTGTAGCAGGTACTCCCGAAGCGCTTACTACTTCAAACGTGATTGGTAAGATCGTAGACATGGGAACAGTTCTTGACGAAGCTAACTGTCCTGAGCAGAATCGTTTTCTTGTGATTCCTGCTAAGATGGCTGGTCTAATCAAGCAATCAGACCTTAAAGATGCGTCTATCACTGGTGACGGAAGTACACCATTGAGAAACGGTCGTCTTGGTATGATTGACAGGTTTACTGTTTACGTTTCTCATAACCTCGTAAAAAGTGGTAATGAGTTCAGCGTTATCGGTGGTCATACAATGGGCTTCACATTTGCATCTCAGATGACAAATATGGAAACCATTCGTTCTGAAACAACTTTTGGTAACATCATTCGTGGTCTTCAAGTATACGGCTATAAAGTCGTTAAGCCTGAAGCTCTTGCGACAATGATCGTTACAGTATAAGGGGGTAAATTATGGCTACTTATAACGATGGTAAAGGATACAAACTTGGTACTGGTGCAGCACACGTTGCTAAAGGCATCAATAAAGTTTCATCCATTAGCGTGGACTTGAACTTTGCGACTATCACTACTGAGAGGGCAGCAGCTGGTCTGACTGCACTTACAAGTGCTGATATTCTTGAAGTAATCAGGATTCCTGCAAACACATACGTCACTAACGTGGCTCTGAATGTGACAACTGCCGAAGGCGGAACACTGACTGTTGATGTCGGTGATGGCGATAACCCAGATGGATATATTGATGGTGTTAACGCTAATGCTACAGCAGCATATCTTACTGTTGCTGGAACAGACGCTTACGAGTCTGGCAAGTATTACACAGCAGCTGATACGATTGACATTGTTCTTAACAATGCTGCAGACGCAGCGGTTATGACTTTGACAGCCGTAATGGTTGACTGCTCAGAGTAATCTAAATTAGTCGGGGGGCTTCGGCCCCCCTACTTGTACATGAAAGGAGGTACTTATGGGTAAAGGTATGAAACATTATCTTCGAGATGGAACTGAGCATAAAGGCACTATGCACAAGATGGCTAATGGAACTTTGCATACAGGTAAAACACATACAGCTAATAGTAAAAAATTGTTTCATTTTAAAGATTTGAGCAAAGCAGCGCAAAAAAAGGCTAAGGCATAATGGCTAAAATCGACAAATCTAAAATGGCATGTAACAAACCGAAGCGTCAAGTTTCTGGTGGAAAGAAGTTTGTTGTAAAAGCGTGTCAGAATGGTAAAGAAAAAATTATTAGGTTTGGCGATGCAAATATGAAGATTAAAAAGAATCAACCGGGCAGGCGCAAGAATTTTCGTGCAAGGCATGGGTGTGATACACGACCACCCTCCAAAATGACTGCTCGTTATTGGTCGTGTAAGAAGTGGTAATATTATGGCAGCACCAAAAGTAAAATCTAAGAAAGACGCTTGTTATCATAAGGTAAAAGCTCGCTACAAAGTTTGGCCATCAGCATATGCTTCAGGAGCTTTGGCTAAATGTAGAAAGGTTGGTGCAGCTAACTGGGGCAACAGTAAAAAGAAGAAGTGACATGGGTAATGTAAGAAAAACAGAAGCTGGTGCTAACTTACAAAGATGGTTCAAGGAAAAGTGGGTAGATGTAAGAACAGGCAAGCCGTGCGGAAGACAAAAGGGAGAAAGTCGTGCTTACCCTTATTGCCGCCCGTCTAAGCGAGTATCATCCAAAACCCCCAAAACGTCCAAAGAACTCACGGCTTCTGAAAAACGCAGTCGCTTGGCTCAAAAGAAAAGTTCGAAGAAAGTTGAAAGAGTTACAAGAAAAACGTAATATGAAAAAAGAAAGGCGGTAAAAATGACAAGATGGTTAAGAAACATTCAAGATGGTGAGATTTATGGTTGGAATGAGATTCTAGCTGAAAACCCACTCACTGAAGAAGTTACTGAAGAAGAGGCATTTCCTGAAAAGCATATGCCTAAAAAACAACGTGGTCGTCCGGCAAAGGTAGATTTAAAGACAGAAGATATCCCTGATCCAAAAGGTGAAACTCCACCTGAGTTAGCTGAAGAAGCTAGTAAAGGTTTAGAGCGAGCTAGAAACGATAAAGGACATTATATAAAAGATGATCCAAACACACCAGAAAACGAAGCATGGGTTGAAAAGAAGTGATATTAAATGATGTAATAACAGAGGCAAGACGAATACTACAGGATACTGTATCGCCACAAAGATATAGTGATGCTGTAATGTTAGGTTTTGCAAACCAAGCGTTAAAACGTATTGCTGTTTTGCGACCTGATCTGTTTGCTATTATTGCAGATATACCTACTACACAAGATGCTGTAGTACAAGCAATGCCTGCTGATTCAATTCGTTTGTTAGAAATTTATTCTGTTAAAGGTGGTAATGGCATTATTGAAACTAATAGAGAAATATTAGATCAATCATTACCAACTTGGATGAATACTACTGCTGGCCCTGCTATTAATTTTATGCGTCATGTTAGAAATGCAAACAAGTTTTTTATATATCCAAAAGCTCCTGCTAATCAAACATTGATAGGTGAGTATGCACAAACTCCTCCTGTATATGATGGTACAACTACAGTCGCTTTACTACCTGATGCTTACTTTCCTGTTGTTATAGATGCAACTGTGTTTATAGCTGAGTCAGTAGATAATGAGCATGTTAATTCAAATAGAGCACAATTATTCCAAACTTCGTTTACCCAAGCTCTAGGGGTGGCTGCACAAAGCAGAGCAATCACTGATACAGAACGAGGCGGATTAGATGAGGAGGATGTTGCATAATGCCTACATATACAACTAGAACCTTTCTCGACATTGTTAATCGTCTTTCTCCTAGTGTACCCGGATGTCCTACTCCTGTTATAGAGCAGTATGTTCGTGATGCTGCCATTGAAGCATGTGAACGTACTCTAGCTTGGCGTTATGAGCAGCCTAGTATACGGCTAGTACCCGGTGCACATGACTATGCGTATGAGACACCAGATGATGCCGAGGTTCATGCGTTTCTTACCGCTACAGTAAATGGGAGGGTAATGAAACCAATTACTATTGAACAGCTATACGACATATACCCTAAATGGCCTAATCAAGCTGCTAATGAACGAGCAGAACCATGTTATATAACACAGCTTGATCCTGACAACTTTTCTGTTGCACCTGTTCCAGATAACAGTACAACATATGATGTAAAAATGATTGTTTGTCTAAAGCCTTTACGGACAGCAACTAAGATGGACAAGAAGTTTTTAGATGAACTAGAAAATGTTATAATGCACGGAGCGTTACAGCATCTTCTAGTGCTACCCGATAGAACGTTTAGTGATAGGGAGTTAGCTTCTTATCATGCTAAACAGTTTGCATTTAAGTTATCCGAGCGTAGAGCTAGAACTAACTTAGGTGCTGCAAAAGCATCTATGCGGGTGCAAGCACAGAAATTTGCGTGAGGTGATTTATGGCTGATGTTATTAGATTAGTAAAAGGAGATGAACTTCCGAATATTATAATTACTCTCACAGACGATGTTGCTAACGCACCTTTTAATGTGTCTGCTGCTACTACAACAGTAAAAGTAAATTTTAAAGCAGTAGGTGGTGCGACTACTCTAAGTACGATTACTTGCACTAACCTTACGGATGGTACAGATGGTAAAGTTCAATTTAACTTTGCTAACGGTGTTCTTGATGTAGACCCCGGTGAGTATCAAGGTGAAATTGTTGTAGATCAAAACGGAAGTCTACAAACAGTTTATGATGTATTAAGATTTAGAGTAAGGTCTAATTTTTAATGGCTAATGTAAAAGTATCTAGCTATATTGCAGCTACTATTATATCTGCTACTGTTTCAGTAAGCACTGTAAGCGCTTCTTATGATTACAAAAGAGAAGCAATATCTATAGCCGCTAGAGCTTCTTCTATTAGTTTTACAACAGAGCTTGTGCCTATGAGGGCAATGGCTCCAGAAACTATAACTGTAACTGATTTAACTCCTGTTCTTGAAGTAGACAAAGTTTCCGGTGATACTGTTACTGTATCTGAATCTCCTGTTATGTCTGTTGATATAATTAAAACTGATTCAGTTACTATGCAGGATGTTCCAAATAAAATTATAAATTCTAGTATAGACTTTGACTTATCTGATCCTGATGTTGATCCAGACCCTATCAATATGTCTGATACTCAAGCATTTGATTTATCAAAGGCAGTTGCTGAGATTAATGAAGTAACAATAGGTGATCTACCGTCTAAACAACCAAACAAATTTCCTACAGATAGTGTAACAATGGCTCAATCTTTTGGGCCATTTAACATTGGTAAAAACCCATCTGATTCTATAACTGTTTCTGAAAGTGATGTAAAAACTTTAACAAGACCAAATATAACTGATTCCGCATCTATAGGTGATTCTCCTGCAAAAAACATTACACCAGCAGGTAAAACTGATTCTATATCAGTTGCTGATGTACCAGTTAAAAACATTACACCAGCAGGTAAAACTGATAGTGTTACAATGGCAGATAGTTTTGGGCCATTTACTATAGGTGTAAATCCTACAGATAGTGTAAATGCTACAGAAAGTATTGCTACAACATTAATATTAGGTGAGTCTAGTTATCTATACCCAACTAGATTTTCTGTGTTTGATGGTGCAGAAACAGGTCAAGTTAAAGGGTTTCATATAGGTAACAGTGATGTAGTGTCTCGTGTAGCTGATACACAATACTTAATGAATGACGAGTTTGGTGTACTTAATGATCATTATATTGGTGGTGAAAATAGAGATGGTATAAGATTTTACAACAGAGTATTTGAGCAAGACCGATTTAGACTTAGAAATATTGATTACTCTGCACAGATAGCAAATGGTGATAGTTTATTAAACAGCACAGTAATATGGGATTCTGCTACTGATGGTGATGGAATTAAAGAGTTTACAGGTATTATTGGATCAGCAGGTTTAATTGGACAACCTATTGTAAACTCTGATACAATAACTTACGGTGAATTAGTAAATGCTGGACTATTAGTTAATTTTATATATACTGATACTAGTGATTCACCAACAACAGGTTCTCATGCGGTGAACGGGCATTTCTTAAATGAAACACCAATGGGAGCTGGATCACATTAAAAGGAGATGGATACATGATAAATGATTCTATAAAGGTTACGGGTGAATTAAAACTTACCCTTACACGACCTGACGGACATGTAAAACATGAGGTAATTATACCTAACCTTGTTGTTACAACAGGTAAAAATTACATAGCGTCACGGATGAAAGATGCAAGCGCTACGGCTATGAGCCATATGGCTATCGGAACTGGTAGTACAGCAGCGGCTGCAGGAAATACAGCTTTAGGTTCTGAAGCAGGTAGAGTAGCACTTACGTCTACTACTGTTTCTAACAGTGATGTAGCTTATGTTGCAACGTTCCCAGCAGGAACAGGCACAGGAGCTATTACAGAGGCTGGAATATTAAACGCAAGTTCAGGCGGTACACTATTGTGCAGAACTGTTTTCAACGTTATTAACAAAGCAGCAGCTGACACATTAGGTATTACTTGGACAGTAACAGTAAGCTAAGGAGTTAGATATGAGTGTCAAGTTTGCAAATAATGCCCATTCAACCTTAGCCTCTAGTATTTCTACTAGTGCAACTAGCATTACAGTTGCTAGTGGTCAGGGTGCTCGTTTTCCATCTCTTACGGGTAGTGAGTTTTTTTACGCAACCTTGATTGATACATCTAACAACCTTGAGATTGTAAAAGTTACAGCTAGGTCATCTGATGTTCTTACAGTAACTCGTGCTCAGGAAAGTACAACAGCTAGAGCTTTTGCTAGTGGCGATCGAATAGAACTTCGTGTTACAGCGCAAGGTTTAGTTGATCTTAGAACTATTACAGCTGATGAAATTGTAAATTCTATGATTGCTACTGATGCTGTTAACTCAGACTCTATTGTAGCTAATGCAGTTACAGCTTCCGAGTTAAATATTTCTGGTAATGGTACAGCAGGTCAGGTTTTAGTGACAGACGGCGATGGGTCATTTAGTTATGGTACAGGCGGCGGATTAATTAGAACTGAACAAACACATAAAACAAATGTGCATCAACGAACAAGCAATAGTTTTGGTGACATTCCTGATTTAACTTTATCATTTGCCCCAGCGAGTGCATCTAACAAAGTATTATTGATGCTTTCAGGTATGGCTGAAATGTCATCAGGTAATGATGGTTATTACACATTTGCTAGAGATGGAACCAATTTAGGAACTAGTAATGGCATGAGTAATAAACAGGGTGAAAGTATTAGACATACATTGCATTTCTCTTTTCTTGACCAGCCAAACACAACTAGCACTGTATCATATACAGTACAACATAGAGTTAATGGAGGAACATCCTCTTTTAATAATGGTACTGTTAAGGTAAATTTTATAGCGTTGGAGGTAGCAGTATAATGGCAAAACACGATGGTAAAAATCTTAAAACAAATATTCTTGCAGCTATTACGGCAATAGACCCTACAAGAGAATGCAGTCAAACGGTAGCGGAAGATGGCACTGAAAAATTTTCAGATGTTGTTTTTGAAAATGGTAACCCAAACAAGATAACAAGCGCACAAGTAGAAGATAAAAGAAAAGAATTGATTGCAGCAGAGGATAAAAAGAAATCGGACAAAGTATCTGCATATCGAAAGATGGGTATGACGGATGATGAAATTAATGCTCTTGACCCAACACTACTTCAAGAATAGGAGTCTAGCATGGGAGTTAAAGTAACAAATAACGGGTTCGGAACTCTTTCAGCAGGTATTAATA